CACCTGATACAATCGAGTTTGGCCCTGTCAAATTTGAATTTGACTCCATGACAGCAGACTCAGCAACTAGAGTTAAAGTCAGAGCTTCTTTTCTTAAAGGCGCGCTTAATGACGCTTTTCCAGCAGGGCAGTTTGCACCTTCTAATGTCTCTAAGTAAGTACAGACCTTTTGTTGGTATTGAATATGAGCCTCCGCATGGGTGCTTTCGCCTAGTATCAAAAGTCTTTGAAGGTGTCTACGGAATTGATTTAGGGCAGCAAGACAAAGGGTTAGAGAACGCTGAAAGTAAAGACCGCACTGCTCGTATACAGCAAAAGCTCATTGAAATGACTGAGCAAGTATACTCTCCGAAAGAAGGCGACGTAGTTATTATAAGAGGCCGTCCTTTCCACATAGGAGTCATTGTTGAGCCGGGACAGATGCTCCATGCTTATAACGGCGGCACTTCTTGCATAGAAGATTACACAGGTATCCGGTGGAGAAACCGGGTAGAAGGTTTCTACAGGTATAAGGGGTTTAACAGTTGAGTGTTACTGTACAAGCAAGCAAGCATCCTCTAAAACCTGATTGGGTTTACGCAGACGTAGCTGCTAACCAAACCATTTATGAAATTTCTGGTGGCGCTCCTGTTGCTGCGTTCATTAACGGCAGAGAAGTCCCAGAAGAACTGCATAGATTAACTAAAGTAAAAGAAAACACAACTTTGGTCTTGTGGCCTGTCCCCCAAGGCGGAGCAGAGGATATTTTAAGGGGTGTTGCTAGTGTAGTTGTCGCTGCGGCGGCTGTGGCATTCGCCCCCGCTGTAGCTGGCGCAATAGGGCTATCTGGGACTTTTGCTACTTACGCTGTTGCTGGCGGCCTTGCTTTGGCAGGTAACTACGCGATAAACGCGCTTATTCCGCCGCCCACACCGGCTCAACCACAAACACCAGAATCTTTTAATCGACTAGAGTCGATCACAGGAACAAGCAACCAAGTTGCTGCCTTTAAGCCAATCCCTAGGCTTTACGGGACATTCAGGTTCTTCCCTCCTATCCCCATGGCGGCTAGACCGTATACAGAAATAAGCGGGGATGACCAATACCTTCGCATGTTCCTTTGCCTTGGCTACGGCCCTCTTGAGATTGGTGGTAAAAAAGTAGGCGATGGATACAGTAAACTTACTGAACAAGACGCTCTTTCAGGCTCTCCCCTAAGAATAGGCGAGACAGATTTATCTCAGTTTGACGAAGTAGAGTACGAAATCGGGACTCCCGATCAGATGACACTCTATTCAGATCAAATCATAGAGATAAATCCTGCTTTCTCGAGTGGTAAGAATGATGATGGCGTTTCTGCTATAAGGACAACTGAGCCTAACACAGACGAAATCAGTATTGGTCTTGCAGGAAGGCTTTTTTCTATAAACGACGAGGCCAAAACTCGTAATGGCACTGTCCGATGGAGAATTGAGTACAGAGAAGTAGGCACTTCAACTTGGATTGTCGAAGAGGAAAACTTCGTCATTAGCTCAAGTAAAAAGGAAACTGTTAGAGAAGGCTTCCGCTGGAGAGTAAGTAGGGGGCAGTACGAGGTACGCTTAACAAGAAAATCTACTTCTTTTTCTGCATCAACTGATAGTGTTGCAGACTTTACTTGGAATGCACTTCGCTCAATCCGATCAGTACAGCCTTTTGACGTGGACGGTACAGTGTGCATGGCTATGCGTATTAAGTCCACAGACCAGCTAAATGGTAGAATAGATGATCTATCTGTATTGGCAACATCTGTTCTTGATGTATATGACGGCAGCCAATGGGTCAAGCAATCGACAAATAACCCCGCTTGGATTTATGCAGACATTTGGACAGGTAGTGCTAACCGCAGGCCACTAGAAAAAAGCGATCTTGATGCACAATCTCTACTAGATTGGGCAAACTATTGCAATACTGAAGGATTTGAGTACAACGGTGTATTTGATTCTAGTGGGACTACTTTTGATAGAGCCACTGAAGTAGCAAGAACAGGTCTTGCTAATTGGAACTTTAGTTCAGACGCTAAAGTGGGTGTGGTAAGGGATATTGTACAATCTATCCCTAAGATGATAATTAGTCCTCGCAATAGCTTTGGCTTTAACTACGAGCTAGCCGCCGTAGAAGTGCCTGATGCACTTCGAGTTAGATTCGTTGATGAAAACACGTTTGAGAACACGGAGCGTCTAGTATTTGATGATGGGTTTGACGAAAGCAACGCGGAAAAATATGAAACGCTAGAAGCAAAAGGCGTAACAAACCCAGATCAAGCGTGGAAGTTTGGCCGCTATCATTTAGCCCAACAGAGACTGCGGCCAGAGCGGTATAACTTTAAGCAAGATGTCCAGCATCTTCGCTACAGTCGTGGCGATATGCTAACTATCCAGTACGATACAATCCTAGTAGGTCTTGCCGCAGGCCGAATCAAAGAGGTTGTTTCTGATGTAGAGATTGTGCTTGATGAGATTGTTGTTGATAACGGTGAGAGTTACGGCGTCAAGATTCAGCATAAAGATGGAACAATCTCCACAGTTGCTTGCACTTTGGGCAGCGGCCCTCTTAACAGAACTATTAATCTAAGCAGTCCTGTAGAGGTAGCAGAAGTAGATGATTTAGTTATCTTCGGTGAGTTAGGCAAAGAGAGTATTGATGTCAAGGTAACAGCTATTGAGCCAGAAGGCGACTTTATTGCTCGCATCACGACTGTGCCTGCGGCTGATGAGATTGCAGATGCTTTTACAGGGGACATCCCTGCATTCGATCCTGTCCTTACAGCTCCAGTAAGCCCAGACCAGACAGAGCCTAAGATACCTACTATTACAAGCATTCGATCAGGCGAGAACGCTTTATACGTTGATACTGACGGTTCCCTAAGAGTCAGGATGCTTGTTGAAACTAGACTTGAGAGTTTCCCCGGATGGGATCAAATGACTCAATTACGTTTTCGTGCAGTCGGGGACACTCAGTTTGAGACAATAGAGCCAGTTAGAGCATCAAACATCTCTATATTTGATGTTGACGAAGGCGTTGAATATGAAGTCCAGTCTCGTGGTGTTAAAGGTGGCAAGTTCTCGCCTTGGTCTACTGCAAGAATCCACACGGTTGTAGGTAAGTCCGCTCCACCGCCTGACGTTCAAGACTTTCAAGCCTACCAGAACGGAGAGTCTGTTGTATTTCGTTGGCAAGAGATCACCAACACACCTGACATAGAGGGCTACGAAGTCAGGTATGGGCCTAGAGAAAAAGCAAGCTGGAACAACTCAATTAAGATTGCTGAGACGACCAAGACCAACGTGGTCACTGAGGCAGACGTACCGCCCGGAGATTTTCGATTTTTTGTTAAGGCCGTAGATACTTCTGGAAATTACTCGGAATCTGCCGCTGTAAAAAACTTGATTGTCAAGACAGATTTTGAGTTGCTTGAACAGACGCAGCACAACCCTGACTGGGATAGTAAAGGATATTTTGTTGGATTTGAGAATCAAGATGGGGTTCTTGTAGCGACTAATGATGAGGAAGCCTACTTTGTTTCTGATGAAGTAGACCTTGGATTCGATGCAGAAAATGTCCGTGTCTGGGCAGAAGTAGACGCCTCTTTAGAGATTTATGATGACATAGAAGATTACGGCTCAATCCTTAATCCTGCATCTAGTGTTGAAAACTACCAAGCAATTGCTGACTCTGTAACTAGCACAGAAGATTATGAGACACTTTCTGTATCACTGCCTGTATCTGATCCTCTGGTGTTGTATCAAATCGCCTACAGGAACACAGGAGAAGATTACTCGGGATTTGACGAAACTGATGATTATGGCAGTATTGCTCAGACAGCAGCCAATTCTGAAAACTATGGATTCATCACTGAAACATCTGACACCTTTGAATCTTACGACACTCTAATCCAATGGCAGAACTGGACAAGAGGTGAGATTGACGCTCGATATGTTAAGCAAAGGATCAAAATTAAACGTCGAGAAGGTGAAACCGGCTTAAAAGTTTTGCGAGCGTTCAAGACTTCTGTTGATACTGATGAGCGCACAGAAAAACAACAGAACCTAACAGTAGAACCCGGAGGGTCTACCTTCACCTTCAGTAGACCTTTCCACTTACGTCCAACTGTAACGGGAACTGTTGAATCTGATGAAGATTTGTTCCCAATACGAAAAAGTTTGAGTACGAACTCTGTTACTTTTGTGGTAAGGGATTCTAATGGTAACGATGTTGGTGCAGACAACTTCGACTTTATTGCAATAGGTGCATAAAATATGGCAAAGCAAGTAATACGACGGCAAGGCAGTTCACAAGAACATGCTTCTTTCACAGGAGCAGAAGGTGAGTGGACTCACGATAATACTCTCAACACAGGCAGGTTTCACGACGGTGTTTTGTCTGGTGGATACCCTGCTCTGCTATCCAACAAGATCAATGAAATTTCAGCATCTACTAACTTAGATGGTTCTAATTTTGGTGAGTTGATTGTAGCAGACAGTACATCATCTAGCTTCATCGTCACCTTACCTGATCCTTCAGTTGTAGGCTCTGGTTGGCAAGTCTCTATCAAAAAGGCGGTAGATGCTAACAGTGTTACTATTTCTCCGTTTGACTCAGAAAGTATTGACGGAGATTCTTCTGTAGTCCTTGAAAACGCAGAAAACGCAATTCAAGTGCGTACTGATGGAACTGACTGGTATGCACTACGTCTTAACAACTTTGACGATGCCCAAGAGATTTTGTACGACAACAGCACCTCTGGTCTGTCTGCTAGTACAGTTCAAGGCGCTATTGATGAGGTTGTCAGTGATAGTGATGCTTTTGCAACTCTTGATGGCGGAAACACATTTAATGGCAACCAGACTCTGAACGATAATCTGACAGTCAACGGAGACGTGGCTTTTCAGAGTTACTCCTTTCCTTCTTCTGATGGTTCATCCGGTCAAGCTCTTTTAACAGATGGCTCAGGGAATCTCTCATTCGGAGATGTTGGTGGAGATATTATCTCAGAAGGCAACTCCTCAGTCGAGGTGGTTGATGCTGGCAATGGCAGTATTCAGTTTACGGTTGATGGCTCTGAGGCTGCACGGTTTGATTCGAATGGTCGGCTGGGAATTGGCACGGCGACTCCTGGCAGACTTTTAACAGCGGCTTTATCAGCAGAAAATGGCACTTATTTTCAAGGCGGTGGCACTGGGTCAAATTCGGAATCTAGAAGGCTCGAAGTTAATGTGTCAACAACAACAAATCCAGGCGATACGCATATCCTAAACGCAACAAGTAGTACTGGAAATTTAGTCTTTAAGACAAATACTACGGAGCGTGGGCGTTTTGATGGAATTGGCAACTTTAAGTTTGACTCCGGCTACGGTTCAGTCGCCACAGCATACGGCTGCCGTGCTTGGGTTAATTTTGATGGCACTGGCACAGTATCTATTCGTGATAGCGGGAATGTGTCGAGTATTACTGATAATGGGACGGGTGATTACACTGTTAATTTTGAGACTGCAATGCCTGATGCAAATTATTCAGTAAATTGCACAACCGGGAATCAATCAACGAGCTTTTCCGGGCTAAGATCAGCAAATGTACTAGGTAATGACACCCCTCCTTCAGCATCAAGCGTTAGAGTAGCAAATGCTTATACTGATGGAATTAAAGTTAACGAACCCGATGATTCTGCTTTTATGTTTGTTTCCATATGTCGTTGATAAATTCCAAGGATAATCAAATGAACAAAAGAATCTTATACAAAACAGACGAAGGCGTAGCGCTAATCGTTCCTAGTGATGAAGCGCTGCAATCTCACACCATCCAAGAAATCGCAGAGAAAGACGTACCGGCAGGAAAGCCATACAAGATTGTCTCAGTCGATGACATTCCATCAGATCGCACATTTCGCGATGCGTGGACGGTTGATGAAGATAGCCTGACTGATGGCACTGGTGGCGATCACGATATGTTTATCACTGACCCGCAGCATCCTGACTATGTATCGCCCGAGGTGGCAGAATGATTACCGTAGACATGACCAAAGCCCGAGAGATCAAGCGCGACATGGTACGGGCAGAACGTAAGCCACTGCTGGAGCGCCTAGACGTAGAGTTTATGCGAGCGCAGGAGGCCGGGGACACAACACTACAGCAGGAGATTGCTGCTAAGAAGCAAGCACTTCGTGACGCCACTGTTGACCCGGTAATTGACGCAGCGACTACGCCTGAAGAACTCAAGGCTGCTACTCCGGCTGCACTTAAAAATGAAGTTTAGTGGCTCTGATGTAAAGCCATCCTCAGCCTCAGCTGTGTCTTCACCTCACGGTGCTTCCGACTCGCTACAAAGCGTCTTAGCTGCGGAGTCACCTTGCGTAAACATCTGCGAGTTAGACACAGACTTTGTTTGCAAGGGTTGTGGCCGCAGTATTGAAGAAATACTGAAGTGGCAAGAGTACACGGTAGAACAACAGACCGCCGTCTTAGACAGAATCTTTGGAGAAGCAGGAAATGGAACTGACTGTCATACTTAACGTAGCTTTCTCTTTCATCCTTGTTCTGATTGGTTGGTTCCTACGCATTATGTGGGACTCTATCAAACGTCTTCAGAACGATATGGCAGAGTTAGAGCGGCATAACGCTGAAACGTATGTACGGCGTGATGACTACAGAGATGACATGCAAGAAGTCAAATCCATGCTTCGCCAAATCTTTGAAGTTCTTAACGCTAAGGTAGACAAGTAATGGCTATTTGGTCAGGTATCGTATCGGCTGTAGCCGGAATTGCTAAGTCTTGGATAGACAGTAAGAAGGCTAAGTACGAAGCAGAGAAGACGTTTCAGATGAAGATGGCTGAGATGGAGGCTACTTGGGACTTAGTGGCGCTTCGTCAAGCACAGTACAGCATCAAAGATGAAATCATCGCTATCATCATTTTTTGGCCGCTAGTTGCTTGGTGGTTTCCTTCTCTGAGGCCACAAGCGGCTGCGTGGGCAGAGTTTGTCACTACTATGCCATACTGGTATCAGGTCATCATGTTCGGCATTGTAGCGGCTTCCTTTGGCCTTCGTTGGTGGTTTGGTAAACAAAGTTTTAAAATAAAGAAGCCCGGTAAGTAACCGGGCCACATAATAACAAGCTCTTTTGTCCCTGCCCGGCCTAGCGCCGGGTTTTTTGTGTCTACATATAAGGCTCTAGCAGCATAAACCGGCCGTAATTCTGCTGTCTCAGTTTATCCTTTACTTCGCTGTACCGAGTGCCAGCGAGCAGTTTGGCGTTATCTACAGCCCGAGTCTTGACTTGCTCTGCGTACTGACTGTCTAGCAATTCCACAGCAGCCTGCACCTTGTCGTCATTGTCGATAGCGTGGAGCATGCCTTTGAAAGACAGTAGGCTAGGCACGCCCAAGTTAAAGGCCATGTCAATCAGCACAGTCTGCTCGTCCTTATCACACATCGGGAACATGGCTAGATTGTCTTCTAGTTCTTCCGTGTGCAGTTTAATGTCCCTAATAAGCAAGTCCTCAAAGAAGATTTCAGCATCTACCGTGCTGTGAAACTTTGTCTTACTGAACAACTTAATCACTTCAGAAGGCGTGAGCGGGTTATCTTCCAGGTTACGGCCATACCCAACAGTCCATTTGCCAACTGTATCTTTATAAGGCGTGATCTTGTAGCCTTCGTGGCCCTTGATACGCTCAATCAGTTTATCACTAATCGTCATCTTTATTACCTCGACGGTTGAACAAGTGGTACAGCAAGTCCTGTGCAGCCTGCTGCTGGCGCTGTTGGTTGAAGGCGATGTATCCGATCAACATCGCCCAAATTAGCATGGGAGTGAACACAGCAAGCCAGGGCCAAGCGATGTGGCCCGTCAGCTTTAGTCCGATCAGTAATAATGTCAGTGCTTGCAGAAACAGCATTATTCGCTCCCGTACTCTTGTTCAATCAGCAACTCAATATAGTGCTTTGCTTTCTTCAAGTCTTCTAAACCGTTCTTGTACTTCCACCGAGTGATGTACTTAACTACATTGCCCGAGAAAAAGTCCATGTCGTTGGCGTGGATATACTCAATAGGCTGAATATCTCCTTGTCTGTAATGCTCCCCACCAATCTGCTGTGACAGCGGTCTAGTTAGGTCTATGTTAGCAGAGACTTTAGGCCCACGCTGGTGGGTAATACGGTTCACTAGCGGATCAACCACGCCCCGCTCTTCCCGTGGTACGCGGTCGTAATCTTCTTCTGGACAACCCATCAACTTGTTTTCCCACATGAATGTATCGTCTGTGTGTAGTTCAGCCATTATTAGTCCTCGCAAACGTAATCATTGATTTTAGAGAATACCTTACTGATCTCTTCAGCGCAAGCCTTGGCCACTTCTTTGTGCTCTTTTTGAGTACCGTTACCAGAGCGTAGCGCAATGTAGTGAACCCAAGAGCGCAGACTTCCGTTCATATGCAGCCTAGAACCCATCATACCCTCTGGCAGCACGGCTCTAGCCTGCTCCTTGGCAATGCCGTTTTCAATAGCCCAACGATAAGCGTGTTCTGCTGCATTGCGGACTTGCCACTGTTGCGTTCTCCAAGCGTAGTCCTTGCTATTATTCTCATCGCTCTCATCAAGGTCAATCTCGATTGAGTTCTGCCGATCCTTCGTGTCCTGTAGGCGAGTCTCTCGGCGCACAAAGTCCAAATCCTTGGTCGGGTCTGAGTACCGCTGACTGTATTCCTGAAATGCAAAGCTGCGGTGACGGACAATCTGATGGGCAATGTCCCGAGTCGTCTTGATCTCGATAACTACGTTGACCATTTCCAATGGCGACCAGTGCGCTTCCCGAGTAAGAAAGTCTACAAGCCTCTCAGCAGTCTTTTGATTGTACTCGTTCTTCGGGTTGCTCACCCGAGCAAAATAAGCTACTAAGTCTAGCAAGCCTGGCTCTTCAACCCAGTTACCCAGCAACTCTGGGTTAAGTTGTGTGTAAGCGATAAGATTAGCCTCTGTCATACCCTTGCTCCAATACCAACTGTCACGTTGTACTTGCCCACCGTCACGCTCAACTCTAGCCCTTCACTGCCAGCGTACACAGAGATTGTGTAGCACTGTGCAATGTGCGACTTAGATACAGAGAAAGAGAACAAGGCCCTGTGCATGTCATTCTCTAAGAGCGTAAACCCTTTGTCCCAAAATGATCGCCCGTTTTCGCTCCCGATGCTCCACTTGTCAAACCACTTCACCCCTTCTCTCCTTTGGCTTTGCAGGCGGCGTAATAAGCAATACCTTCTGCCAATGCTTTTCCGTGTCCATTTCTTCTAGAAACTGAGTCCAGCATATCTAACGCATCTAACATGTCCGCGTGCTGTTCAAGAACCGCATCAATCGCCACGCCAATTTCTTGCGCCGTAAATTCAAGGTAATCGATGTCACCACGC